CAATCTTAAAGGTGTAATTACTTATTCAGTAATCTTCGCTTTTGATATTTCTTTTTCGCAGCTCTCCGTTCGGAGCCGAGTATACTCGGCGGGTACCAATGGCACTCCGTACTGCGTCCTACAACATAACCTCCACGTTTCCTAGTCGGAGTGTACAGCATGGGTTCGATATCAGCCTGTTTTAACCTTTTACGGTTATCCCAGTATCTGATCTCTTGGTTTAGGAACTCTTTTTGCGGGTAGCGATACCTACAATAAGTGAACCGAACCGTCCCATGATGACTCATATGTATCTTTTCCAAACGGATCCGATATATATACACTAGTCGTTCAATGTCGCAAGACATCTTCAGACCGGCGTCGTCAGGAAAGTGAGAAGGTACAAGACGTAACTTAATCTTGTACCCGCTAAACAAGGAGAATATATACTTTAAAACACACTTGTCATATACATAATTCGTCTCCCCGAAATACACAAAGTATTTCTTTAAGAGAGAGTTCAATATGATATACAACCAGGGTTCCAAAGCAGATTTCTTTCTTGCTGAAGGAGCCTTTAAATAAAAAGGCCGCACGTCGTATCCCTGGAGGTAATCACCCCCACAGGATTCTCTGAACTGCTCGGAATCATAAAATGATTTTTCATCATTTATAATGAAACCGATTTCTTCCATCACCTCGATGTATTGAGGAGCGACAGAAGAAGGTAGTATACAATCATCACCAAACACAGACGCTTTCTTAAAGTCTCCTATTTCAGGAAGACGGGAATTTGTCGTGCTCTTGAGTGTAGTGATTGTTGCCACCGCATGTGCCCAGAAGATGAGCGTCTCTATCGGGAACGTTCCCGCATTGCCCATAGTACTGATCATGTTAGCTTCAACAATTAAGTCGTCGCTTAAAACAATATAATCAGAACGTAGCAATTTAACCAATTCAAACCACTTAGGAGGAAATTCCAACTTTAGTAATTCGAAAGACACACAATCAGAGGCAGAGGACCAATCAATTGTTGCATTTAAGCAATGTATTGAAGAGTACCGCGCTAATTCTTTGTGTATGTCTGGTAGAGAGGCAACATCCAAGCCAAATGATCTCATACGCTTATACATCATACGCATCAGAGCCTGCTGGAAAAACATATCCCAGGTCGGTACCAATGTGATGAAGCGTCGTTGATCATCTTTCTTGTCGACTGTTGTAGCCACAGATCCATCCACAATCTCGTACCTATCAGCAACAATGTTGCCTTTATTCAAATGTTGAATAGCCAGTTCAAGTTTTTTATCAAACTGGAGGTACAATTCTGCGAGTGGTTTCACATCACTTGTTACAGAAATCGGGTAACGGAATTTACTATCATTTGATGTATCCATAAAGGGTACACCGATAGTCATACCTGATGAGTTTTTACATTCATCAAAGAATTCTTCCATTTCGAAGTCTCCTAAAACAAAGTCAATAATACTACTTGACCTCTTCAGGACTTTAAGAAGAAAAGAATCACTATTAGAGATACGAAAATTAGTACGCAAATCAAAGTTTTTTAGTTTTGCGTTAATCGTACCCATATGGAGGTTTATATCCTGAAAATCGGATATAGCCTTTTTATGAAGCAAGTCTTTTTTAGTCTTATCAGTTGAAACGTACTTTTTTAAGAGTTCGTCCTTCTGGCGTGTAAAAGCATGGGTTGTGATGGGATCGTTTCCTTTATACATCTGTTTAAAGGACTCGAAATCTGCGGAAATTTCCTGATTAATTCGATTGGAAATTTTATCAGGGTCAAAGAGCTTCGCTTTTGACTTCGGTTTTCTATTTTTCATTAGGGAGTTCTCCTTTTTGAGAATAGCGGAACTAACATAGTATGATGGATTATACTATATATTAACGGGGCGTGTGTTTCTTAGATATGTTTAAGAGAAGATGGCCAAGATAAACTTGACGTATTCAATATAAAACATAAAGAAATCTTCGAAACTTATCACGCCAAAGATTGTTGCTTCCAAAAATCCGAGAAATCGGAATCAGATAGCAACTGTGCACCCAATACAAGATCAGACTGAATATCAGCCGGCGTAGATTCTACGTCGGATGCATGTTCCAGAATGATTGTACGCGAGCTAACGTTACCATTCGCTAATGTTATAGGAATGACAACTTTTACTCGTTTACGTCGTTTGGTGTACCCGTTAGGCGCACCATTACTTACCTTTGGTACTTTAGTACTGAACTCAATAGCGATCGAATTTAGGAAATCTAAATCCTGATCTAGTTGAGCTTTAACAGTATCTAAAGAGTTACCTAGAACAAGTAAAGGTGTTGCCGTTCCAGCCGAGGCTGCGATTGTACCGTCAACAAGGACGGAACTATTTTCAATTGACATAATAATGTCCTATTGTTAGTAGCTATCTTAGGTTAGCGCTGATAAGCGCCAAAATGTCAGCAATTTTTAAAGCTCCATCAACAACGTTCCCGGGAGTGATCTCCGGAACCGCGTCTTTGAAGGTGGGGTGCCATACTTTTCTATCATAGGTAAATGAGGTATCAGTTCGATATCCTACGCCTAAAGTAGTAAAGGTATAGTTGCTATACGATACTCTCCGAACGGAACACGTTTTTTGTGCTTCCTTCCGATGAGTCGTACTTGCAGCTAAGATTGTCACTGCGGGGTCTAGAAGGTTCGTAACAGCTCGAGTAAAACCCGAGATGTCAACTAACCGATCTACCATAAACGAATAAGGCATTACTGCCCAAAGCGTTTCAGGTATATCCTTAGCCCGCAAACCTAAGTTGAAGGTCATATCGTGTATAGGGTTTGAAACCTCATACAAAATCGCTGCTCGTCTCTGATCTACAACAGTAGTAGTTCTATCAAAGATACGGCCAATACTGGTCATATCCACTTGGTCCCCTGATGACTTTGTGTCATCATTGAATCCTCGTGCGGTCCGCCTAACTGGCGGCACTCTAGTCCCCGATGCGAAAGCATCCACTGCATCTGCAGCAGACCTAATAAGGGGGGAAAGTGCAAATCTATAAGCTAAGTAGGTATTGCTACCTTCTAGTGTAAGATTTTTGAGTTTTCGAGCTAATCGCTCTTTTCTCAGTGACCGTTGAACTGCTATAGACAAATTGAGTAGGGGTTTTAAAGGGCTACGCAAGAACCGAATGGTTTCACGTAGTTCCAGTAAATCCTCTCCAAATTGGTAAGGTGTCGAATCAATGTTAGTCAACGCTTGTAACTTCGCTTCCCTTTCGGAAGTATCTGTTAGCAAGTCAAGGAAACCTACGTTAAGAGCGTCCATTTGCCAGCTAGTTAATAGCCCGGTATCTGTATACTCAATCGGTGGTGACCCATAATTGTACTTGACATGATAAGACCCTTCGGATTCCGTCCGTTTTTCAGACGTATACGTACAAGGATTATTTATTATCATACCTAACCTTATTTTTCTCCGATATTCTGGAGTAACAAAGTCATAGATATACTCACTCTTTGGTATCCAATCAATAGACACAATAGTGCCTGATGAAAGACTACCATTGATGACCGTTCGCGAAACGTCCCCATAAGATACGGGGGCATCACGTGTTCGTTCTCGAGCATTACTATGTATAGGCATGACATAATCTCCTGTGTGTCAATCGGTAATTCCCC